CGCCATAACATCATTTTTAAAAGATGGTTCTGGAGTTTCTAACATTAACTCAGTTGCTAATTGTAAAGCGTATTTTTTTAAACTTTCGGATTCCTTGCCAGTGGTTGTGATGATTTTATCAAAATTAGAGGCTGTGGCAACCCCTAATCTTAATTTTAACCATTCTTCTGAACATTGGTCTATATCTCTAATTACTTGCATTTACCACCTCCTCTTTTACTGCGTTAGGTTTTGAATTTAAGGTCTCAATAACTTTTACAAATTTAGAAGCTGGTAAATCAATGATTGCGTTAATTTTAAAAGCTTTGCAAATTGTAACAATTTCTATGCCTTTTTGTTCGCAAAGATTTTTAATTCTTAACTCTTGCTCAGAAATAATATTAGAACCAGTTAACGATGATGATTTAACTTGCCTAACTCTTAAACAATCAACTTCTTCGCCCATAATTTTTGTTTTATCGAGACCAATTTTAATTTTCTCACCAGCACAATCTTCCATGTATTTTTTTTCAATCATCTTAAAAATCATCTTAGCATTTGTTTCATTGCAAATAAAAGGCTTGACCCAATCATAATTTTCGACAAATCTTACAACTCTTTTGTTTTGCTTCTCTTTTGTTTTTGGATTTTTAACAATTTCCCAATCTGCTTTGGCAATTGTAAGAATAACATCATCGCCATTTGGCAAATCAAAATGACCTAAATAATTCTTGTTTTGATTTTGCAACCAATGAGTTTTTTCTTTTTCGTTTTTCATATTTTTTAAGTTAAGTTAATATTTTTAAAAAGGTTTTTATGTGGTGCTTGCAATCATGATAATACTAGCTAAATTAATAGTCAAGAATTATTTTTAAAAATTATTTATCAATTAATTTTATACAATTTTCTGCTAAGTATGCTAAATCAATTGGCAAGAAACTTTTTTCGTAATTAAGATAATCACTTATTAATTTATTTAAATCTTTTAATGTTTTTTCTTTTAATTCGTTTTCGGTCATAGTTATATATCAAAATCGGGTTTATCATTGTAAGCCCATTTTTTAATTAAATTATAATTATCTTGCATTTGCGTAGCTACTTGAATTCTTAAACAGTCTTTAAAAAGATAATCTACTTGATCTTGATTCTTTCCATTAAATAAATCTTCTAGACTATATTCTTCATCAAGCTCCGTATCTTTAATAATTATTTCATATTGATGCCCTTTTAAAAGAGTATAAATTCTTGATAACTTTTCATAATCATCAGCGTAAGGTTTTATTTTATCCATATTTCTATCTTCAACATGTAAATATCCTTCTGCATTTATTCTTTGTAAATCTTTTTTTGCCATATTACTTAACCCCCAAAATTTCGTTCATTTTCTCGCTTAAAACACTTTTAGTTTCATCAGCCCATTTATAGCAAATAATTACAGTTCCTTTTTTCTTTTTGCCTTTACCCTTAAAATAATAATCATGGTAATTGTGCCTAGCTTTATCATCAACCGCATTTGCTACTTCAATTGCGTCAATTATGGCTCTTAAATTTGCGGGCTTAATATCAAGCGCTAAAGCTAATTGATTTATGTTTTTTGCTTTAACAAAACCTTTTGTCTTGATTAAAGCAAGTATGTAGGCTGTTTTGGTTTCTTTCATATGTTAAAAGTTAATATTAATAATTTCGCCGTCCGTTTTTTCCGATTTTTCAGAAAAAAACTCTAACTCTTTGCTAGTTCCAACAATATTTTTTTCGATTTTATCTAAAAATAATCGATTTGATATTTTTGCTATAACATTATCAGGATACTCCTTTTTAATTTGCTTTAATGTTTTTGGCTTAGGCAATTCCTCACCATCTTCACGCATACCCTCAACATGAAATTTTAAAGCTTCCTGTGCCATTTCTATTGCGTCCTTAAGGTCTTTACCTACACTTACGCAACCGTCAAAGTCGGGGAATATTACGCCAAAATCTTTGTCAATTACTGCGATGTATTTTTTCATAAACTTGCATTTAATTTAATTAATGTTTTTTTTGCTAATTCAGAATTATCGGATTTTGCATAACATCTTAAAGCTTCAATTGCTAAATCAATCTCGTCCCTTGAATTAACAATGTCTTGTGCTAGTTTAAATGGTTGCTCTAATGCATTGTCCCGGCAAGTAGTCATTTCATTTAATCTTTTTTGAAACTCGTCAATAATCAAAATGGCTTCTTTCGCTAATTCAATTTTGGCTTCATGTCTAGCACGATCGCAAAGATCCCCCGTTCCCCAATAAAAATCTTCGTCTCTTTCTATTATTTCATCATTAGAAATTTGTCTAATTTCTTCTATTTGTTTTTGTAAAGTTTCGTTCATATAATTTGTTGTTTTAGTCATTTTCCCCTGCCAATAATTCATAAATAGCCCTTTGCTTCTCTTCCGATTGCTTTTCAAGTATTGGCTTGGTTAAACCCCATGGACAAATAAAATTGTAAGTGTGGTTTTTTCGATCAATTCTAGCAATATTACCAGCAACTATACCAAAATTATTTGGATAAGGCTCTAAAGCTAACAACACTCTATCAAGCGTAAGGTCTTCACCTTCATATTCTCGAAGTGGAACTGATATTGTGTTGTTGCCTTTTTTAGCGTATTCTAATTTTAAAGCCTCCTCATAATCTTCAGTTCCATTAACCGCACAAATAATTTTCCTGCGGTTAAATTCTTGTATTTCTTGTAATGTTTTAGTCATACTATCTCCTTTTCTTGTTTTGGTGGGTTTGGTAAGGGCATCCAGTGAGTAAAGCCGTCACATTTGTAATATCTATAATTAATAGAATTTTCTATTGTAATAATTTTTTTTTCAAATCCTTCGTCTCCACGAAAAACTAATATATTAACAGAATCTTTTAGTTTATCATGCTTTGGTGCTGTTTCAATTGGTTGCCATTCATTCATACTATCTCACCCCGTTCATTTCCCAAAGCCTTTCCGCTCTTGTCGCTTCTTTCTCGTCTTCTGTTGGATTTTCTGCCCAGTATTCATCGAGCTTATCTTGTATCTCTTGATTAATTTTTATTGTTTGTCTTTTCGATAAATAAACTTCGTGATTGTTTATGTAGATAAAAATATTTTCGCTTGGGTAGTGTTTTTTGTCCTGACATTTTCTAAGATTAAAAGTAATGTTAATTAATCTATTAATCGCTGTTTGTAAATCACCCTCTGATTTTTTAACAACAACTTCATAAGATTCACTATTTAAAATAATTTCTTCAGCATCTTTAGTTAAAAGCCTAATCAATCTTTCCTGTAAAAAATCACTGATTTTTTGATTCTCACTCGGTTTAAATCCTCTCAATTCGCTTGCATCTTCGCCGTGGATTGTTTTTTTAATGTAGCGTGCGTAGGCGACATAGGGAATGTTTGGATTGTTATTGTTTAAAGATAATTTAACAAAACATTCATCGAAAATGTCGTTAGCATATTTCTCAAATTCTTCTTTTGTTTTAAAAATTTTAATGTTCATATTTTTATTTGTTAAGTTAATATCTGCCTTTTTATAACAAAGCCCCGCATACCATTTCTGGATTATCTTCCTGCAAATCACGATTAAAAGAATAACTCAATAACCGCTTTGTCTCGCCCTTTTTATTCCCTCGTAAGAGTTTTTAAAAATAAATTTATCAACTCTCGCAACTTATATTATACAAGGCTTTTTATTATGTCAAACATTATTTTTAAAAATAATTAAAATATTTTATTTCGTGTCTGAAAATATTTGTTTTGAGCCATTTTATATAAAAGTTTTGCTTGCCAGTTCCAAAGATTGACATCGTGTTGACCTTTCTCATTGGTTAATGTTATGTAAGGTAAATTATCTTTACATATATCAAGATTTTCGTAAAAAATAAATTTACCAAAAACCTGTTCGTCAAAATAATAATTCCGATTGTTAAATCCTATCCAACAAATACCAAGAGGTTTAAATAAATTTTGCTCTTTAATGTTATTTCTTTTAATCAAAATTAATAACACTATAAAATTAAATATTTTTCTCATAAAGTTGTTAATACTCCCACTATTACAAATAAACAGGGCAAAACTATAATAACTGTTAACATAATCTCTCCTTTGTTTTTAAATAAAATTTAGCTGAACTTTTAGCTTTAAATGGAAATTCCACAAAGCCATTATTTGTTAGTAATTTTTCACTAACAATATTATTTTTAACAAAAGCACCAATATTTTTATCGCCGTGAAGCTTTAAAAACTTTGGCAACTCTCTTGACATAATACCTTGTCCCCAATAGTCAGGGTGAATATTATATTGTATTTCCCAAACTGATTTAAGCTTTTCATCTTTAAGCAAAAATATATCGCCAATTTGTCGATTATCCTTAAAGATTGGTTCGTGTATCATCATAAGTTAATAACATTTACTAATTCTAATCGTGATTTTGGAATTACTTCGTCAATCCACTCATTCTTAATAATACAACTATCCGCACTCGAAAGAACAATCTTTGCTTGCGAATAGCCTTTTAATGTTTCGGCTTTATCAACTCCCCTTATATCTTCTTTTTCAAGAAAATTGTCGAGTATAATAAAACTAAAAATATTATTTTTAAGCTCAATAATTGCATCAACAAAATTATCGACACAAGTTAAATCAATTTTTAATATTTTAGCTTGATGCTTTAATAACATTGTTAGTATTTCCGAGTCCTCGATTAATAGAATTTTAAGCATAGAATATCTCATAAATTTTTTCAGCTTGCTTTTTAGCCGAAGCCCTAAGTGCAAGCCAATCTTCGTCGCTCATTTCCATATTCGATTCAATTTCTTGAAACGGCTCCATTAAACTAACAATTTTTAGCTCAATTTCTTTTGTAAACAAGTTATTATCGATAGCCATTTGGATTACATCATTCATTGCTAAAATAGCCTTGTGTGTGTTGACTTCGTTATTTTGTTTATTCATGATTAATTTTATAGCCTCACAAGCTAATTTATCTAATCGTTTTGTTAATTGATATAATCTTTCTTGCTTGCCATAATCAGCTAGAATGTCACAATAAGAAGTTTTACATAATTGAAAAAACTCTTCTGTTCTAATTTTTATGCCGTTGAAAGCTAGCGTGCCAAGAAAATAAGGCAAGATAACAATTTTGATTAAATTGGCGTCTGATATGTATTTCATGCCTCTCCTTCACATAAAATAAACCTGCCGTTGCCGTAAGTCCTGCCATTAAACATAGGGTCGTCGCCAAGCGGGTCTATTGCGTCTACTTCAAAAATACCATCTTTAACACAATTAATCCACTTTCCATAATATCCAAAATCCTCACCGAGCTTAAGGCGTTTGCCAGTCTTTGGCTCGACTAAATACAGTTTTATCATATTTTTTAGTTTTTAAAGTTAATAATAAACTCATCTAAATTAAAAGATGAATTTTGTTTTATAATCTCGTCGATTTTCTTAAAATTACCCGCCAATATTAAAGCTTCGTATTGCTCAATGCTGTCGAAGTATTTAAGAAAAATACCTCGGTTGTGATGGTAAAGTTTCGCTTTACTTGCATTTTCAACAACATTTGCAAGTATTTTTTTAATATGTGTCATTTGCCTCCCAGAATTTGCTTTGTTTGCCGTTAAAGTTAAATAAAATGTCTCCGCATTCGCCCTCACGATTCTTAGAAACAATTATATCTGCTTTGCCCTTTACATTATTGTAGCATTTAAGCCAATCTTCATAATGTTTTGAATGTTCGGGAACTTTTTCACGCTCTAAGAAATATTCTTCTCTATGCGTAAAGATAACTATATCCGCATTTTGTTCTATAGCTCCCGAGTCTCTTAAATCGCTCAGAATTGGTCTTTTATTTTCTCTCGAATCACCAGCTCTTGATAATTGCGACAAGGCAACAACAACAATGTTAAAGTCTTTTGCTATTTTCTTTAAACCCTCAGCAATTCTTGATATTTGTTGCTCTCTTGAAAATTCTTTACCCGAGCTTGCGATTAATTGCAAATAGTCAATACAAATCATTTTAATATCATTTTTTAGCATTGCCCGTTTAATCTTGCTTCTAATTGTTAAAAGATTTATGCCATTTTCTTGATCGAGTATTAAATTATAATCTTTCCAAGTGTGCCTATTATTTTCTATCGATAGCTTGTCCGCTTCGGTTGTTGCTCCGATTTTTAATCTATAAGCACTAGCTCCAGTTGTTTCATTTAGAAATTTTCTTGCTAAGCTTTTGTCGGATACTTCCATTGAAAAAAATAAAACTCCTTGAGTTAGAGAAACATTTTTAGCGAAGTTCAAGCAAAATGTAGTTTTTCCACTTGACGGTCTGCCACCGATAATAACTAAATTACCTAGCTCAAAGCCTCCAGTTAGAGTATCTAATTTATCAAAGCCTGTAAAGATTAATTCTTTTTGATGATTGCATAAAACATCATCAATAACTTTGTCAATCTTTTTAGGCTGATTAGACATGTTTATTGATATGTCGGCTATGTCTCCCTCTAATTTTGTTTTAATAGCATTAAAATCGCTTGTTTTATCGCTTATTATCGAAGTTAATATCTTTTTTAATTCTCTTATTTGCCATAATCTAATTATTTCATTTGAGTATTCTTCATTGTCAAATATACCACTATTAGCCATGCGTAGATATTTTATAACATTAATATCAATTCCGTTATTTTTAACAAATGTTGAAATAATCCTGAAATCAACAACTTCACCAGTTCCAATTCTTTTGATGATTTCTTCAAAAATCTTTTGGTAATCATCAAAGTAAAAATGTTTAGCTTCGATGTTTGGTGATTTTAACAAATACATGTTATTTGAAAGAATACTGCCTAATAAAGCTTCTTCTATCTCTTGATTGAAATTTTCTTGCTCCATGTTATTTGTTTAAAATATGTTGATATTGACTTAAAAATTTAGGCTCTTCATTTGTTTTGGTGTTATTGTTAAAGTTATTTCCCTCCCAAGTTCTTACGCATGCTTTCCAATCTTTCATAGCATTTTTACCGACTTTCCAGCCATTAGCTTCGTAGTAATTAAAAAATTTATTTACATCAACATTATTTTTTCTCTCAAGACAATAATCTTTAATTTCTTGAATTGTTGGCTTTATAAATCTTTTAGTTTTATCAGAATTATTCTTAATCTCACTTTCACTTTCATTCCTATTTTCATTCTTACTCTCACTCTCACTCTTATTCTTACTATCATTATCTGCTACTTTTGCTACCTTTTGGTAGCTTTTGCTAGCATTTGCTACCTTTTGCTTACCACCTAACGAACCAGCTTCACGCCTAGCTTCACAGGTTTTTTTGTATATTTCCTCGTCTCTTTGAAATTGATTTATGAAAGGAGTTATTGCCATCTTTAAGCCAAAATCTAATTCTGGTAAGCAACCTTTTTCTTGGTAAAATTTAATTGATTTTATAAAAATTCCTGCTTGCTCATTCGACATTTCATCGAGAATAACTAAGCTGTCTTTGTGAACAATAAAACTTTTACGATTGTTTTGATTTGGCATAACTTTCCTTGATTAACTTTTCTTGAATTTTTTTATTTAAATTGTCTTTGTAATTCCAAAGAATAGATTTTATATTAGATTTACTTAAAGGTGTAATTTTTTCAGCTTCAAGTATTGGCATTATATAGCCTACTAGCTTCTTCATTTCCTCAGTTGATAAATCTTCTAAATCTTCCATAACTTCACTTGAATTACTTAACTTTGCAAAAAAATTTTGCTCTTTCATAATATTTATTAATTTTTGTTAGTCAAATTGTTTATTAATTTCCTTCTGTCATAATAATTTTTGCCACAAAATTTAAAATTAGTTTTTCTAATTTTAATTTTTGTTTGTCTGTAAATTTATGATAGCTAAGTAATTTTTTATCGTTTATTCGAAATTTGTTAGAATTATAAATTATATGAATATCTCCGCCAGATTCATAAATCTGCGTTTCGTTGATAATTATTTTTGAGTCTCTTATTTTACTATCTGTCATATGCTCCACGCTTTGATTTGGCGAGGTCAAGCGTGGATTCTTGACCCCATAAAAAAAATATAAACCTGATCCACCAGATTTAAAGAAGGAAAGCTACTAACTTTATTACCGCTGTATCTCATCAAGCAGTTTTGCTGTTCGCTTTCCAGCGATGAAGTCATGGCAACCGCATCTAAAATATAAAAACGTTGACTTCATCACAAGTAAGCGAAGAGGGGATATGAAACCCCCCTTTGCCAAAATATTAACTTTTTCTTTTTATAAAAAAAACAATAAAAAATCATTTTTTACAAATCTATAAAATCCAAATTTATTTGTCAATATCTTCTTTTTCATTTAAAATAATCGCTGAAATTGCAGCAACTATGATATTTATTAATAAACAAATACAAATAACAATAAAAATCCCGAATAAAATATAGTTCGTATAAGCTAGAGCCGTGCCGAATAATAATAAAATAAACGTTAAATAAAGTTTGTGCATATTTTTGATAATTATAATTTTAAACCTAATAAGTTTACTAAGAGTTTTATCCTTTTTTTTATGACATTTTTTGTAAAATAAATTTCAAAAAAATTAGGGTTAAAAATCCTTAATTTTAATTCTGTTAATTTG